CCATAAAAGAGAGGTTACTCCTGCTTTTCTTGAATCAACGCAAGCACCAACATGTCCGTCCGCCAAAAGGTCTCTATAAACTTTTATGTTTAAACCCTTCTTTCTTAGTACAATATCGGGGTTTGGCATTACTTCTAAAAGTGATTGATAATTGCCGGCTGTTTTTTGCGTTGCAATTTCTTCAGATAAATTTGTATTTTTTCCTGATGAAGTCGCTACCGATTTGTCATTTTTTTGTGTTTTATTTTTACCGAAAATATTAAACATTTTATCACCTCTTAAAATTCTACTTGTTATATTTACTTGAAACTGGCTTTAATACCCCTTTAATTGACTTTAAAATCGATTTTAAGGGTTGCTGTGGTATAAAGTTGCATGGAGTTTTATAATCGCATGCTGTTGGGGCTTGTATCGTAAAGATTAAATTTAGAAATTTTGTCAAAGAAAATTCATAGATTAAGCCGTGACAATTACTTCTGTTTATCGGACAAGTACTGTATTTACTCGCTTTAAATCTGTTAGTAGCCACTTAATACCTCCCTGCTTTTTCTTTTGCCTCCTGTTTTTGGAGGTTTTGCGGTAAGTAAGCTCTCCGTAATTGCATAATTGGCTAAGGCTAAAGCCCAAAATCTATCAGCGTGTCCGTCTGTATCGCTTCTATTTACGTCAAACCGTATATTATTTCCGGCTGTAATTTTTCTAATAGAGTGTAAATCTTCTCTTAATTCCGGATCTGAAGGAATCCTTATGGTTCTATCCTGAAAAGCCCTCAATAAAGCAAAAGCCATTTCTTCTTTACTGCTTGAAGTAAATGTAATAGCCTCAACTCTTGTTTTGCCATAATCGAGTTGTGCATCTTCTGCTAATTGCATACCTAAACCTGTTGAATCAATACATGAACGTTTCATTTTTGGATGACCCAAAAACCCGTAAAGAACGTCCCTTTGCACTCTAAAAAGAGTTTTAGCCATTATTTTTAATTGTCTTAAGTATTTTACATCCCCGAGTTTTTCTAATCCTGCGATAACAGATAAGTCAGTACGTCTTGCAACGTCAAAACCTACATATAAATCGGAGGTTACTTTTTTAAGAGGAGTTAATACGTTTTCAACTTCGCAACTTTGAATTAATTCGTAAGATAAGAATGCGGTTGCTTCGTCAATAGCAAGACAACAGAATTCTTCTAACCAGTCTGCTTCGTTTCCGGCATCAATGCGGACATCTTCTAGCCACTCTTCACGCTCTTTTTTGGTTAATTTTCTGTCGCAAGTTTTGTCAGCTAGCCCTTCATCAACTGCCAATTGAATAGGCGTGGTATGTAAAGAATGCTTTAACTTTCCTGCCTTTATTTTTTCAACAGTTTTAAAAAACAGACAACTTTGCCCATTATGAGTTGATAAAACTCTTATTGGATATCCCCAAATTTTCGCACTTGCGAAAGCTGCTTTCCAAAGGGCTTTTTGTTGGTCATGGTGTGAAAATTCATCAAGAATAACTTTACCACCTTTTGAACGGAATTGACTAGGGTTTGATGATAAGGCATAAATTCTAGCACCATTTTTAAACTCAATACAAAGAGCTTTTATGTCTTTTTTTTCGTCAAGAATAATTTCGCCTAAATCCTTGGCGATATCATTAAACAATTTAGCAAATTCTTGACAGTAAACAATGTATTCTTTAGCAGAGGATAAATCGGCAGATGAAAACCAAACGGCTAGAGGTCGGTTTGGTCTAAAGTATTTTTTTAAGACACAATCCCTAACATCTTCATAAGCCTGAACATAAGTAGCGCCGATACGTCTTGACTTCTCCCAATATTTAATTTGAGAATCATCTTTTAGCCAACGGTTTTGATAGGGCAAAAAATAGCTTGGTGTTTCCATCTTTACCCTCCTGTGAGTCTTTTATCCACTAACTCCGCGACCTTTGCACTCATATCTTCAGCCGGCTTTTCTTCCTCAACTTGAATGTCAAATATTTGAGCTTCTTCAAAAGCTTTTAGTTTTGGCACTTTGTCAATCATTGCTCTAACAAAATCAAGCGTTGATTTGTCGGGTGTTACCTCACTGTCAAAATCTGATTTTATTTTTTGTATCATCTTCCGGACCAAAACATAAAGCTCTGCATGGCAAGAATATTGCTCTTTTAAAAATTGAGTGCGCTTATTGTCCCAGTCGCCTTCTTTTTTCCATTCCACCAAAGTCCGCTCAGACACGTCAATTTGTTTCGCAATACCCGAAAGAGGTTTATGTTGTTCAACATAAAGCCTTTCTGAAAGTGCATAAAATTGTTCTTTTTTACCCATTATCTTAAATCTCTTTCGATTTGCTTGATTTTAACTTTTAAATCTTTCAAGTGATTAACTATTGCCAAAATATCATCACCTGTTTGCTCAATCTCTTCGGCTTTGACCTCATCGATATCGTCAAAATAAGGGCATAACAAACTTTGTGCTTCAAGAAAAAGGCGAGACAGCTTTATACTGGCTTCTTTTTCTTCATTTTTAAGGACTGCTAATTTTAATTTAGCATTTGCTACAATTGGATTCATCTGTTGTTTTCTCCTCTTTTTTGCAATTCTCTGAGGTATGGACACCATTGGTTGTTTTCGACCTTTTCAACTAACTTAACAAGCAATCCATTTTGAATGACGAGGTTTTCAGATAACTCAGTCATAAAAGCAAAATTAGCTTTTTCTCGTTCTCCTTGTTGCTTCATAAATTCACTAAAAAAAGCATTGTTTGCTTTGTGATCTAACTGCCAGATCCAATAAATGAGAGCTGCGAAACCAAATATTTTGGCTAGCTCTATTAGGCTTAAAATTTCTGTTGGCATCTAAATTTCCTTTGCTTGTCTAAAAATATTGATATAACTGCATAGTAACGCTTTCGCCTTTTAATTATCAAATAAAATGTTTAACAAAACCTTTAGCAAACATTTTAATAAAATGATTTTTAAAATGTTTATTTGAGCGAGTTTCCGGCAGGCGGTATGATGCAAGAGTAATGTTCAGCTATCCTGTTTTTCCTTCAGGTCGGAGAGTATAAACTCTCCGCTTGGGGGCAGGATCACAGAAAGGCAAAAATTGAAAAGGATTATACTTCATTGGACCGCAGGGCAATATGTGCCAAATGAGACTGATAAAAGCGATTATCACTATTTAGTTGATAATTTTGGCAAGGTTTATCAGTATCCAACGCTTCAGCATAAACCTGAAGACAATGAAAACTGTAAAGATGACAACTACGCACACCACACAGGTGGAGGCAATACCGGTTCAATCGGCGTTTCTATGTGTGGAATGATGAATTTTAAAAACAAGTTAAATGTTGGCAAATTCCCGATTACAGGGGCTCAATTTGAAGCAACTATGCAACTTTGTGCAGAATTAGCAAAAAAATATAATATCGAGATAACACCTGAAACCATCTTAACTCACTATGAATTTGGACAGAAACATAAAGACACTACAAGTTTTGGAAAGATAGACATTGTCTTTATTCCGACTTATCCACATGTAGCAAAAGATGATGTAGGTAGTTTTATTCGCTCGAAAATACATTGGTATCAAGAAAATGGAGGAAATAAATAAATGCCTAAAGGTTTAAAAGATTGGTTTGAAGTTTTCAAAACCGGTACTCACAAAGACTCAAAAGGAAGAGAAACAAGTTGGACTAAAGATGATTTAGACAAAATGGTTAATAATTTTTCTGAGGCTCCTGTTGTTATCGGACACCCAAAATCGGCAGATCCTGCTTTCGGTTGGATTGGTGAAGTTAAAAGAGACGGTGAAACACTTTTTGCAAAATGTAAAGACGTTGTATCTGAGTTTGAAGAGGCTGTTAAAGACGGTTTGTACCCAAATAGAAGCATTAGTGTTGATAGAAACACCGGCATTATCAAACACGTTGGTTTTTTAGGTGCTGTGCTCCCTGCGGTTAAGGGTTTAGAGCCTATCCAATTTAGTGAAGATGAAGACGCTGAAGTATTTGAGTTTATGGACTCGCAAACTGCAAACCGTTTTGATAGTCTTGGTCGCATTTTGCAAGGGTTAAGAGATTTTATGATTGAAAAATTTGGTCTTGAAGTTACAGACAAAGTTTTAAATCAATGGGATCTTGATTATGTTAAAGAAGCTAAGGCAGATACCAATCCACAAGAAGCTCTTTCAGCCTTTTGTCAGAAATTGGTTGATAACATAAATGTCGAAGTTCCGGCAGCTCCAGTTAAAAATGAAGCAAATGCAGAATTTAGCCAACCAGTACCTGACGAAAAAGACACTGTTATAGCCCAACTTCAAGCAGATAACAAAAAATTAAAAGGTGAAATGAGCCAAAATGAATACAGTTCATTCTGTGAAAGTCTTTTGAATGAAGGCAAATTAACACCGGTACAAAAAGATTACGCTTTTGAGTTTATGTCAAAGCTTGAAGAAACTGACTCTTTTGATTTTGCAGATGCAGGAGACAAGCCGGCACTTGACCATTTTAAAGACTTTTTAAAGACTTTGCCTGTTCAAGTTGATTTGAAAGAATTTGCGAAACCTGAGAATGCTGATGATGCTCCAGTGGAATTAACAGCCAAAGAACTTGCAAACGAAGCTAAAGTATATCAGTTTGAGCAAGCACAAAGCGGTGTAACAATCTCAATTACGGAGGCTGTCAGAGAAGTTAAAAAGAAAAAGAACTTATAAACAAAATTAATGTAGTTAAAAACAATTAAGAATTATTAGTAAGTACAGAACAAAAGGAGAAAATAAATGAAATACCCACTACAAACAATCGGTTTAAACGCATCTGCAGACGTTGAGTCTAACAGATTATTGGTTACAGGTGATTCAAATACTGTAGCTCAAGCAGCAGGTTCAACAAAATTCATTTTAGGTGTAAGCGGTGATGTTGCTGCTGAGACAGGTGACGCATGTGATGTTCATACTGTAGGAATAGTTCCTGTTGAATACGGCGGAACTGTAACAAAAGATGCACCTTTGACATCTGACACTCAAGGAAGAGCGGTAGTTGCCACTACAAACGGAGCTCACATTGTAGGATATGCACTTGAAGCCGGCGGTGAAGGTGATGTCGGAAGTGTAGATATTCAAAAAGGACAGCTTGTCGTAGCAGCGTAAGCCAAAATAAAAACTAAAACAAAAACAGAGTAGCATTAAAAGCGTATAACTAATCAAAAAAGGAGAATAAAAATGCCAGAAAGACCAATTCCAGTAAATACCGAGTTAACAGCGGTTGCAATCGGTTATCAAAACAGACAATTAATTGCAGATGAGGTATTACCTCGTATCCCTGTTGGTACTCAAAACTTTTCACACTTAGTTTATGATCCACAAAGTGGGTTGAATGTTCCTAATACTTCAGTTGGCAGAACAGGACAAGTAAACAAGGCAAGCATTAAAGGTGATGAAGTTCCGAACAAAACTGAAGACAGAGGCTTAGAAGATGATGTTCCTTATGATGACATTGATAATGCAAAAGACGGATATGATCCTCTTGGTCAAGCAACTGAAAACCTTACAAATTTAATCAAACTAGACAGAGAAGTTAAAACTGCTACTTTAGTTTTCAACACTTCTAACTATGTTTCTGACAACACTTTTAAGGTTACAGATGCAAAAGACAAAATTTCAGATTATGTAAATTCAAGCCCAATAGATATGATTTGCGATTATTTGGATAAACCTATCTTGCGTCCAACAATCATGGTAATCGGTGGAGCTGCTTTTTCTAAATTAGCACGTCACCCACATATTATCCAAGCGATTTTGGGGACTTCATGTGAAAAAGGTATTGCATCACCTGAAGATATCGCAAAATTATTCCAACTAGACAAGGTTCTTGTTGGGCGTGGATTATTTAACACAAGCAAGAAAAAAGAACAGGTAAGCCTATCTAATGCTTGGGGCAATCACATGTCATTGCTTTATCAAGATAAATTTGCTTCAACAAAAGCAGGCACAACCTACGGTTACACTGCTGAGTATGGTTTGATTAAAGCCGGCGATTGGGATAACAAAAATATCGGCTTAAACGGTGGGAAAACTGTCAGAGTAGGCGAGCAAGTCAAAGAAATTATTGCAGCAAAAGCTCTTGGTGCTTTCCTTCAGGATCTAATCTAATAAACTGAAAACCAACCATGATGATAATAAAAAGAAAGTCCCTATTCTTAGGGGTAGGGACAGTCTTTTTTAAGAAAAGGAAAAAATGTACTGTACCGTTGATGATATCAAAATGACAATACCGGAGCGAGAGTTAATAAATTTGACTCAAGATAATCCTGCTCAAAATCAGAGTGTTGACACGGTGCTACTTGAACAAATCATTACACTCAGTGGTGAAGTTATTGACGGATATTTACGCTCAAGATACACGTTGCCTTTGGCATCAACTCCTGATCTTATAAAATCACTTGCGATTGATATCGTTGTTTACAGACTCTATTCGAGAAGACCTACAAAAATTAATGACACGGTAAAAGACAACTATAAAGAGGCTTTAAATCAGCTTTTACAAGTTCAAAAAGGACTTTTAATGCTTGCTCTAGATGTGAATAATATTCAAGTCGAGCTAAGAACCAATTTAATCAGGACTAACAAGCGAAGAGAAGACAAAAAATTTACAGATAATTATCTAAGTGGGATGCCATAAATGAATATTAAAGAAATTGAAGACAAGATCATAGAACGATTAAAATCCGCAAAAACAACAATTCAGGTTGATGAAAATACCACAGAGGACGTTGAATTTTTTGCAGGGTTTGATGTTGACAGCTTCCCTGCGAAGTTTGAGGACTATTCTTTCTTGAGTCCTGTTGGTTGTCTTCTAACTCAATATTTAAGCACTAACTACGCTAAAAATAAAACAATCGGAATGATTGTTCAGGACAAAGAAATAAAATTCAACTTATTTATGGCTTTGAGATATTTGTCAAAACACAATGAAGCTTATCCTTTTATTGATAAAGTTGAGGAGCTTTTAACAGGATTTAAGGTTGATGAAGACAAGCAGCTTATTTTACAAACTGGTCAATATTTAGACGGCATTGATAAAGATTTATGGTACGGCTTCACATTCGTGCTTGCTGACGTAAATATTGAAAATGCAGACAAAAGACCACTTTCAGAATTGGATAAAATCTATCCGGATCAGACACAAATCACAACTATTAAACAATTGATGTCACAAGGAGGTATCAGAAAATGAAATACACATACAAAGGTCATGTTTCAGGCGTTACTCTGAAGCTTGAAGATAAAACAGAGCAAGAATTTTTATTTCATAACGACAAGGATTATGAATTACCTGAAGACAACGACTATGTCAAAACACTCGTTGCGAGAGATCACTTAGTTCCTGTCGTTGAGAAAAAGAATCCGGCAAAAAAACAAAACGAACAATAATACAAAATAAAGGAGACTATAACTATGCCAGCAAGTTATTTACATGGGTGTGAAACCCTAGAAATTCAAGATGGTACTCGTACCATTAAAACGGTAAAGACCGCTGTAATAGGTTTGATTGGGACAGCCCCAATTCAAACTGTTGATGCAGCTTACAAAACTACAAATAAACCTGTAATTATCACAAATGACCGAGATGCAGCAAAGTATTTTGGTGCAGATACTTCAGGTTATACAATACCTAAAGCACTTAAAGGTATTTTTGACCAAGGTGCAGGACTTGTTTTTGTAATAAACGTATTTGATCCTGCGGTTCATGTAACCGGAACAACTCCTGATCCTTCAAAAGTTGTTGCCTCAGATATTATCGGGACAACCGGTGCTGATGGAGTAAGAAAAGGATTACAAGCATTTAAAGATTGTTTCTCTTTATTTGGCTATAATGCAAAAATTCTTATCGCTCCGGGATTCAGTACTTTAAATAGTGTAAAAAGTGAGCTTGAAGTTCTTGCAGAAAAGTTAAAAGCAATTTCACTTATTGATGCTCCAATCGGTACGAAATACGCTGATGCAATATCAGGAAGAGGAACGTCCGGAACAATTAACTTTGCTACATCAAGCGATAGAAGTTACTTGCTATATCCTCACTTAAAAGTTTATGATTCTGAGACAGATTCAAATGTTTTAGAACCATATTCAAGTCGTATGGCAGGAATAATCGCTGCTAAAGACGTTGAAAAAGGCTATTGGTATTCTCCATCAAATACAAATATAAAAGGTATTGTAGGAACTGAGTTTGACCTTACGGCTTCTCTTAATGATTCTACTTGTGAAGTTAATCTATTAAATGAAGCCGGAATTACTACAGTCTTTAATGCTTTCGGCACAGGAATTAGAACTTGGGGTAACCGCTCCGCCGTTTATCCTTCTGAATCAGGCATTAATACATTTATTAGTTCAAGAAGAACTGCAGACGTAATTCATGAAAGTATTGAACAGGCAACATTGCCATTCATGGATCAACCGTTAACAAATGGTGCTATTGATTCTATTTGTGAGTCTGTAAATTCTTTCTTGCGAACTAAAAAAGGACAGGGTGCAATTATTGATGGTAATTGTTGGTTTGATAAGAACTTGAATGCCAATGAAGAATTGGCTGATGGTCATGGAGTATTTAGTTACGACTTCTGTCAAGTACCTAATACAGAAAGAGTAACTTACGAAGCACATGTAAATACAGGCTATTTAAGCCAATTAACTGGAGGTGACAAATAATGATACAAATAAACCGATTAACCAACGCCAATATTTATGTTGGTGGAACAAACTTTATCGGGAGAGCTGAAGAGGTAACAACTCCCGATATAAAAGCAATAATGCAGGAACACAAAGGACTTGGACTTGTTGGTAATCCTAAGTTTTTTGCCGGCATTGAATCTATGGAAGCTAAAATAAAATGGAATTCCCTTTATCAAGATGCAATTTCTTTAGTTTCTGATTTTACAAGTTCTGTTCAAATTCAAGCAAGGGCAAGTCTTGAGACTTACACTACCGAAGGTAGAATTCAAGAGCAAGCGGTTGTCTGTTATTTTACAGGAACACCAACAAACATTCCGACATTAGGAACATTAAAACCTCAAGACAATGCTGAGTCAGAAAGTAATTTTAATGTGACTTATGCAAAACTTGTTGTCGGCTCAGATGTGATCTACGAGGTTGATATTTTGAATAATATCTACACAGTAGCCGGTAATGATATTTTATCTAGATATCGCAAAAATTTAGGTATGTAGTTCCCTCTTCCCCGAGTCCCCCCTCGCCCTCGTGGCAGGGGGTCGGAAGAGATTAAAGGTTGATTTTACGCACAAAGAAGGAGACGTTAAGTAATGAAAATTCAAAAAGTAAAAGACGCAAGTATTTTAAAATTTACAGATGTGGTCATGAAAGAAGCGACTATTTTAGACGAAATTAAGGCGGTTAAAATAGCAGGGACAGACAAAGGTTATGATTTCCAATTAGCTTTAGTGGCTCAATTATGTACTTTTGATGGTAAAAAATACGTTATGGAAGATTTGAAGCAATTGGACCGTGCTGATTTTTTAGAATTGTTGATGGCATTGAGTGGGTTGAAGCGGAAGGACTTGGAAAAGATGTCGTCAGATTCACAAGATACGGAAGATTCTCATACCAAGAAATAAAAAAAATGACAATAAGCGAGTTCTACTGGTGGGTAGGGCAATTAAACACAGTCTTAAAAGAAGAATATCAGGCTCAAGCTCAGGCTCAGGCGGAAGCTAAAAAGTAAGTTAATAAGGGATGAAATGGCAGATTTTTTTGATTTATCAATAAATATTAAAGCAATAGATAAGGCAAGTGCTAATCTTCGTCAGATTGAAAAATCATCTGGCGAGATGAGTACTAATATGAAACGTCATTTTAAAGAAACATCCGAGGCACTTGATAAAATAGGCAAAAAATCATTACTTTTGGGAGGAGCTCTCGCTGCAGGTTTGGGTGCAGGAGTTAAAGTTGCCGCCGATTTTGAACAGGAAATGCAGAATATTAAAGCTGTTACTGGTTCAAGTCAAGCAGACATGAAAAAATTCCATGACCTTTCACTTAAAGCCGGAGTTGATACAAAGTATTCAGCTCTTGAAGCAGCCCAAGGTATTGAAGAATTATCAAAAGCCGGTCTTTCAACAGCACAAATATTAAATGGCGGTTTATATGGAGCTTTAAATTTAGCTACAGCAGGAGATATTCAAGTAGCAGACGCAGCTGAAATAGCATCAACCGCACTAAATGCTTTTCGTGATGACAATATTTCAGTTGCTAAAGCTGCCGATATTTTGTCGGGTGCTGCTAATGCTTCAGCTACAAGCGTAGGTGAGTTAAAATATTCTCTTTCTATGTGTTCTGCAGTTGCTGCAGGAATAGGAATGAACTTCAGAGATACAAACACCGCTCTCGCTTTATTAGCCCAAAACGGGTTAAAAGGTTCTGATGCCGGTACATCTTTAAAAACAATGTTAATGAATTTACAACCGCACACAAAAGCTCAAGTCGGGGCTTTTATTCAATTAGGATTAGCTGAAGGAAAGTTAATAAAAACATCAAAAAGCGGTAAAAAAACTTATGAGATGACTTCAAACGCATTCTTTGATCAGCACGGGAATTTAAAAAATCTTACTAATATAACGGATATTTTACATGAGAAATTAAAAGGTTTAACAAATCAACAAAGAATGTCTGCTTTACAAACTTTATTCGGGACTGATGCTGTTAGAGCTGCAAATATTTTGTACAGAGAAGGCTCTAAGGGTGCAACCGATATGTGGACGGCAATGTCAAAAGTTACTGCTGCTCAAGTCGGTGAAACTAAAATGAAAAGTTTAAATGGTTCCTTAGAAACTCTCTCGGGCTCTTTGCAAACAATAGGCATTGACATGGGGGAATCATTATTACCCGGCATAAATGTTCTTGTTAAAGGAGTAACTGTTTTGGCAAATGCGTTTGAAGGTTTGCCTAGTCCAATTAAAAGTATAATTTCTATCGGGGGAGCTTTAACTGCCGTCGGTTTAATAGCTTTTGGAGGTCTTGCAATCGGTGTAAGTGCGGTTATGAATGCTATTGTTGATTGTGGCGGTGCTTTTGTCGGAATTAGTGCTAAATTTCCGGCGATTGCAAGAGGGGTTCTCATGGCTTCTCGTTCATTTATGACTCTTGGGGCTTCAATTATGGAAACGCCCGTAGGCTTATTTGTTGGAATCGCAGCTGTAATTGGGATTGCTGCTTTTGCTATTTATAAATATTGGAAGCCTATCTCAGGATTTTTCTCCGGTGTTTTCTCCGGTATAAAACAAGCATTAAAGCCTACTATAATCCAATTTAAAGAGTTATTAAAGCCGTTTGCACCTTTGGGTGCTGCCGTCAAAAGTGTCGGGGCTTGGTTTGGTAAATTCATTACTCCTGTAAAATCTTCAAGCACAGCTGTAAATAGTGCCGGTTTAGCTGTTGGAAAATTTATTGGTGGAATTCTTAACGGAGTCATTGCAATAACTAAATTTATCGTAAAAACAAATCCTTTAGTTGCAGGATTAATACTTATTTATAAGAATTTTGACAAAATCAAGTCAGCTGTTGCAGGGGCTTTTCAAAAAGTTCAATCTTTCTTCGCTTTATTTGGCGGTAAGAAAGATATTAACGTTAATGCCAATGTTTCCGGCTCCGGTTCATCTTTGCCTACGGCTAAATCAAAAGGTCCAATGCCCAAATTTGATGTTGGTTCAAGAGGGATTACAAGAACCGGTATGGCTGTTGTTCATGAGAATGAAGTAATTTCTACAGCTAAACAGGCAAAGCAAGGTCTTGGAGGTAATACTTTTCATTTTAGCCCTCAAATTTCAGTCTCTGGTGGCGGTGGAAATGTTCAAGCACAAGTAGAACAGGCGGTTAAAAGTGCATTCAATAAATGTATGCAAGAGTTCAATAGAAATCAAGCGAGGTTAGCATATTAATGTACGCAATGTTAGGAAATATACAATTTAATGTTATTCCAGTTGAAGGTTTAGATAAAACTTCAGGAGTTAATTACGTTCAATGTGATACTGTAAGCGGTAAACCTGCTTTGCAATTTACAGGATCAAAGCTTGATAAAATCAATATTCAATTGAAATTTCATGCTGATTTTTGTACTCCTTCAGATGAGATCAAAAAATTAAATGATGCTATGAATAAAGGGCAATCTATGCCTTTAGTCTTTGCTAATGGCGATTATTGGGGAAGTTTTGTTATAGAAGATACACAGGAAAGATTAATTCAGACTGCTCCTGATGGAACGATTATGGCAGCAGAATTTAGCATAGCACTTTTAGAGGGTTCTTTGACTGAAATAGAAAAAGAACAGCAACAACAAAACGCTAGAAAGCAGGCAATGTTAAACACAAATTCGGCTGTGGTTGTAAATACTTTGCCAGTAACAACATTACCAAACACGGCAACACCTTTTGATATAGTGAGGATGGCTGTAAATGGCATATATTAAGCACATCACGCAAGATGGGGACAGATGGGACTCACTTGCATATAAATACTACGGAGATGCAACGAACTTTGAACCGATAGTAACCGCTAATCCGACAATCTCACTAAACCCTATATTATCGGCAGGACTTACAATTTACATTCCTATTTTAGATGAAGATGACATTCAAACAGAGGACTTACCACCTTGGAAACAATAACAACAAACACTGAATTAAAACCAGCTTTTAAGCTTTTATATAATGAAAAAAATATCACAAAAGATATTTCAGACAGCTATATTCAAATTACCTATACAGATAAAGAACATGGAGAAGCTGACGAAATAGCTGTGGATATTGAGGACACGACAGGCAAATGGAAAGATGCTTGGTATCCAACCAAAGGTGATTCTTTAGGTTTTTACATGGGGTATATGGGGCAAAAGCTTTTACCTTGTGGACCTTTTGAAATAGATGAGCCTCATTTTATGCCGGCTGTTATCTCCATTAAAGGAATATCAACAAGTATAAAAAAAGCCTTGAGAGAAAAAACCACAAAAAGATTTAAAAATACGACTTTAAAAAAGGTTGCACAATCTATTGCCAAAAAGCACGGACTTACTCTTATTGGAACAATTAAAGACATCAAAATCGGAACAAAAACACAAAAAATGCAAACAGATCTAAACTTCTTGAAAAAATTAGCAGAGGCTCATGGATATTTATTTAAGATAACAGGCAACAAACTTGTCTTTTATTCAATAGGTACCTTGGAAAATGTTAAAAGTGTTTTTACGGTTGTTCCGGAAGACTTGGCAGATTATGACTTAGGGGATAAAACAGCACAAACTTACAGTGCTTGCGAGGTTACATATTTTGACCATAAAAAGAATAAAAAAATCAAAGTCAGAGTTGAGAATAAGTCCATTGTAAAAGCTGATACATTAAAAATCAATGCAAAATGTTCAAATAAAGACCAAGCTATTACTATGGCAAACGCAGGATTGAAAAAGGTTTCATATCAAGTAGAAGGTACAATAAAATTCAAAAAGGGCAATCCTAAAGCCTGTGCCGGAGTCAACTTTGATTTAAAAAAGATGGGAAAATTAAACGGAAAATACAAAATCGTTACTTCCACTCACTCAATAACAAAAGGTGGAGCATACGAGACAACTTGTGAGGTTAAAAAAATTGCTTAAATTTGGAACAATAGAAGAGCTTGATGAAAAAACTTGTAGGGCAACTGTGCATTTTTCAGATGATGACACGACTTCTGATTGGCTTGTTATACTTCAAAAAGGAAGCCACAAAACGAGAGAAAAAGATTTGCCTAATGAAGGTGAAAAGGTTGCTTGCCTTATGGATGAAAATTTAGAAGATGGCTGCATTGTCGGTTCTTATTATTCAGATGATGAGACTCCGCCTAGCGAAGCAAATTCTATTGTGAAAGAGGTTGTTGACGCTTTTAAAACTGTGATTGATAAACTTGCCGGAGCTCTTGTTTGGACCTTTAAAAAAATAACTTTTACAGCAGATGAAATGAGCTTAAATGCAGCAAAAATCAACATAAACGGAGTTGATTTAATTACCTGGGCAAATACTCATGTTCACGGAAACGGAAACAACGGAAGTAATACAACCGCAACAACTCAGGAGATACCTAAAAAATGAGCGTAGTAAATGTAAAAAATATAACATCTAAAGATTGGCAAAGAAAACGTGATTCTTTCGGCGAAGTAGTCGAGGGCTTGGACGATATAAAGCAGTGCATAAATACAATTCTTAAGACTGCTAAAGGTTCTGTACCTCTTCGCCCTGATTTTGGCTGTGATGCATATAAATATATTGACTATCCGTTAGCTGAAGCACAAATGCATATTACAAGAGAGATTATTACAGCTTTATCTCGTTGGGAGACAAGAATTGAGGTAGTAAATGTTACTTCAGAAACAACAGATCAGGTTGGACAATTAGTTATAAAAGTTCTTTGGAAACTTAAGAATAGTGACATTATAGATTTATCGGAGGTTAATTATGGGTAATGGCTCTACGGCACCAGTTTTTATAAGTACAGACGTTAATGTAATAACTGCAGAAATAATAGCAGAGGTTGAAGCTGCAACCGGTAAAACTTTGCAACCGGCACAAGATGAGAGATTGTTAATTGATGAGATTGCTTACAGAGAAAGTCTTTGTAAAATGGGAATACAACAGGCTTCTCTTTTAAACCTTGTTGATTATTCAACCGGCATAATACTTGAATGTTTGGGTGCTTTGGTTGGTTGTCCTAAAATTGAGGCTCAGTATTCATCAACTACAATGCAATTCGGAATTAGTGAAGCAAGAAGCAAATCCGTTACTTATGCTGCAGGAACTCAGATTGAAACAAAAGACGGCAATTTTACTTTCACTACGACTGAAGCTGCAACAATTGCAGTCGGTGAATTAACTGCTACCGCTTCAGCAATTTGCGACACCGCAGGAGTTGACAGTAACGGTTATTTAGCAGGAGAAATAAATCAGCCATTGTCTGACGTTGATGCGGATAGTGTTGCAAACATAACAACATCTTCCGGCGGTGCAGATATTGAAAGTGAAGACGCATATAAAATAAGAATAAAGGAAGCTCCTGAGCGTTTCTCAAATGCCGGCTCTCGTGGTGCTTATATCTATTTTACAAAATCAGCTCATCAAGATATTATTGACGTTGCTGCTTATAACCCACAGGATCCTGCAAGTGTGAAAATAAATAATGTTACAACTGAAGAGTCTGACGGTGAAATCATAGGAGCAAACGTTTCAGGGACTATTGATTATCAAACCGGCAAAATGGTCTTGACCTTTCCAACAGCAATAACCTCACTTGAAATCACTATTCCGCCGGCTTCTACTGTTGAAGTTTATCCTTTAACAAAAGACGGTGTGCCTACAGATGCAATTATTACTGATGTTGAGAATGCTCTTAGTGCTGAAGCTGTAAGACCTCTAACTGACGATGTGCAAGTTAAAAAGCCTATAAATATTGATTTTGAGATTAACGCAACTGTTTATGTTTATTCAACAGCTGACAAAATAACCGTTCAATCAGCAATTGAAGCAAAATTAGCCGATTATATTTCAACTATGAAATCGTCTCTAGCTAAAGATATTGTACCGGCTCAAATAATTTCAAAGATTTTGGCTGTTGATGGAGTTTATAACACCACATTGATAACTCCTGAATATACGCAATTGAAAGACAATCAATTTGCAAACGGAAGTTACGAGATAATAATTCAGGAGGCTTCATGACAGTTCCTGCCGGTATAAATGATGAAACAATGATAGCGTTGTGGAATGTTGTTGACAAACGATTTAGCAATATCGACCTAACTCCTTTGCTTGTTTATTATATCGACATTGTTCCTGCTTCAGCACTTTACACTTTGGCTTGTCAATTTGGTGTGGAGGGTGATAAAGGTTGGAATTTTGTCACTACAGATTACGAAAAACGTAGGCTTATTAAAAATGCTATCAAATATAAAAAGACTAAAGGCACTGGCTATGCTTTAAGGACTGCGTTTGAACTTTTGGGGATTACTGCAGTTATAACCGAGTCTAAAGATTATGGTGGAAGACCTAACCGTTTCAAATTAAACCTTAAATCAAACACTATTTATGATGATGGAAAATTGAGCGATAGAATTAAGAAATTTGTTGAAGAATACAAAAACGTCCGCTCCGTTCTCGAAGGGGTGAATTTGGAATTACAGCAAAAAAGCATCTGCCCTTATGTTGGCGGTGCATCACGTTTAAAACTAATTTATAAGGGGACATAAAATGACTAATTACACATGGATTTACACAAACAAAGGACTTGAAAAACTTGTAAATTGCCAAGCCGGAGGTGCTGCAATCGATTTTAAGTCTTTGGCAATAGGTGACGGCAACGGTGCTTATTATGATATTTTACAAACACAAACTGCACTCAAGCATGAGGTTACAAGAATTGATTTGCTGAATGTTGAAAAGGACTCAAGCGACCCTACAATATTAAATATCGAGGCTGTTTTGCCTAGTGATAACTATGGCTATATGATAAGAGAAATAGGGCTTGTTGATGCAGCAGGAGACTTACTTGCAGTAAAATTATATCCTCTCTTGGACAAAACTGATCCAACGCTTGGTCAACTTACTGAAGCATATTTTTATGAAAAATTAGTTGTCGCAAATACAGCAAACGTAACTATTATAGTATCAGATACAAGTTGTGAAACTCCACTTGAGGATGATGCCGGCACAATTAAGTTAAACATTGATGAAACTTTAACAATTAAAAATAATAAATTATCCGTTGCTTCAGTGCTTTCAGCTACTAATCCGATATCAATACTTAATAATGTAATTTCTTTAGCTTTTGACAATACGCTAAAGGTCCTAAATAACAAGCTTTCAGTTGTTACTGAAGGTTTAATTCCAAATTTGGCAACTAGATTTGCAATGAATTCAGGAAATGTTGATGCGAGCGGAAATGCGGATATTTTGAACGCCCCAGGAAGTGGTGCTGTTGAAACGGTATGGCAACAACCTATTTTAACATCTGAGCTTACTTTAGGAACTGGCACTTTCTCAACATACTGTGTTGGAGTTGGCAACAATAATACATCCTACTTAATGTTTAATAATCGTGCTAGTGTAGATTTTAACTTCAATTCTGGGGCATACACGGATGTTTATATGTATACTTCAGATGCAACAATCTTCAAAGGGGCTACAATTTTGCAAGGTATTGGTGCATATTCAATGATTGCAAATGGCGAAATTTTCGGAAGTACTGACGGTGGAATATATACAAGCATAGGAACTTTTACAGGTTCTACAACAAATCCAACAATTACATTCACTGTCACTAATACGACTCAATATCATTATTATAGATTAAGAGTTTATAACAGCAATCCTAGCTATGGCGGATTTATTTTAAGAATCGATTTAAATATGGTCCTACAAGCAGCTGTTTCAACTGCAACGGCTTGTTATTTTAAAGTCGGGGGTTCTTATTCAAACTTAGCCTTAACTTATGCAGATAAATCAACTGAAATCTTGACGAGCTTGGCAACGCTTTCAGGAATGACCACAAATGGAGCATATACTATATTGAAAGAAAAAGGCTCAAGTCCAGTTGCTATTTTATCAAGCAAAGTAACTCAGGGTAAAATATTTCCAAGTTCTCCGTCAAACGGTGATTATCATTGTTTGACGGCAACGGACTTAATAACATATAAACGTGTAAGTGGGGCTTGGGTTGAAACTCAATATGTGCCACTTGGAACGGTTAAAGTTTCGGGGAATGTTATCACTGCAGTTACAACAAATCCTTATAATCAAAACGGATATAATGTAAACATGCAGAGTTTTTTACAGTCCATAGCTGCTAATGGTTATTGTAAGCTGCCAAATGGTTTAATTCTGCAATGGGGAATGTTTACAACAAGCCCAAGCGGATATACAAATATAACATTCCCGATTGCATTCCCGAATGCACTGCTTTCAATTACAGATAGTATTTATGCCGATTTTAATGCAAATTTGAGTATTGATTTTAACATGACGCTAAAAACCACAACAACAATACCTTGTGCAGCGGTCACTCCAGCAGCTGCATATTATGTTATTTCTGTTTGTTGGTTTGCAGTAGGTTATTAGAAAGGATTATTATGAAATATTATGATACAAATACAAAAGGTTTTTACGAAAAAAATGCGGATGATCGCATTGAAATAACAGACGATTACTGGCAGGAACTTTTAGAAAAACAATCTTTGGGAGGAGTAATTCAAGCTGTTGATGGCTCTGTATTCTGCATATTAGCAAGTGAAAAAGTTCAAGACGGGGAACTTACAGACATTTCAGAAACACCCGAGTATATAGCTGAACAA